CTCAGTGTTTATGATTGCCCTGTTACCTACTAGCAGGGCAACGATAAGCGCTAGAACGTGCTTAAATCGCCAATAACGGCACAATTAAAAAGAAAGGATAAGACAATGTATTATTATCAAATAAATGAAACAGGTATTTCAGAAATATATAAATGGATCTCTGAGAGTATTGAAAAAAATAAAAACATAAAAAATTTAAAAGCAAACGGTATAGCAGAAGAAATACAACAAGATATTCATTTAGAGAATGATTTAGATAACAATTCTGAGTTCAACTGGGAAACTGGTTATAAGGATGGACGAGGTTGCATGATGTTTATTAGTTTTGGTATTGATTGTTTTGACAAAATAGGGGTGAGCTATGAAAGGGTTTAATATATTTATGTCAATAATAGTCATGTTGTTATTTATAGCTTTAATAGATTTTATAATTATCAATTGGTTATTAGGATGCAACACTTGGGATAAATCGTTGTGGACAGAATACAATAGCTGTTTCAATCCTTTTGATTTATTCTAATGGCAACTTATGAAGATGCTAAAAGAGAATACCTATATTTTGTAAATCAAGATATGGGTATCTCTGCGATAGCTAAGTTATTAGATATTCCAAGAATACAAATTGATAGTCCATTTAGTGAGAGAGAGGGACTTCTGACAGAGGAATATGTAATTAAAGAAATACAAAAACTACTAGAGAAAGGCAGCGAATGACAAAAAAACAATTTATAGAATTAAGAGAGAGTATGCAGCTTACTAGGATGCAACTAGCAGAGAAACTACAACTTACTCGAATGACTATTTTCAATTACGAATATGGCAAGTATCCAATACCCAAGTCTGTAGAGTACGCAGTTAAATATTTATCTTTAGAAATAAAGAAATGATACACTATGAGATTGCGAAGTGAGTATAATTACATCGCAATCTTATCTATTGATACCCTATTAAATAAGCGTTCCACTTGCCCTTTTGGTGGGCAGTGAAACACTTATTTATAGAAAGGATTGCGCACAATGAGATTGTGTACGCTAACAATGAATCTATTCAGTATCATTTTTTTTGTTGACACGCAAGCCCTAGAGAGAGAGAAGCTTTACAAAACTTTCTAGGGTAACAATCGCTACATCATTACCCTTAAATCTCTTATTAATATGTTTAAGATAGAGAGCGCAGCGTATCGGTTGATGGTCAAATTTGAATATCAATACAGGTTTGTTTTTAGCCCTCTCAGCCGCCTTAACCACTTGCCCCCACCATTCCTTGCGGAAAAATCCATTTGCCGATTCTGGGCGTTTATATCGCTTGCATTCGATTGTCCATCCGTCAACTCCAAGTAAGTCACCTCTATCAGCTTGTCTATATTGTTCGATATCTCTTTTGATATCTTGAAGAGAGAGGTGCAGTTTTAAATAGTTTGCAACCTCTCTTTCAAAACTAGCTCCTTTGTTTCTGCTATTAGGCATGATAAAAATCATCCGCAGTTACCTCACCTTTTGTGGCGATAAAGATTTTGGTAAGTGTTTCCTGAGATGGTTTGCGTTTACCTTGTATTAAAAGAGTAATGGTTGAGTTATCTAGCTTGGCTATCTTGGCAAAGTAACGTCTGCTAATACCTCTTTTTTCTATGTAATCTTCTAGTTTCATTGTTCTGTCTCCTTGATTGCTCTAAATATTTCTGCCACTACTTGCGGCACTATACTATTACCTAAAGATTTTAATCTTTCTGTTCTGTTTTTTATGCCTGTTGCTACTCTGGGTATGTCTTCTGGTTCTCTGTCCCATCCGTCAAATCCGTCCAACCGCGAGGGTATCCCATCATCCATTCCACAAAGGCTGGATTGAGACTTCCAAGACTTTGCGGTTTTGACCTTTTCGCCACCACCCCTAATTGAGTGTTTTGTCTCGCATTGCGATACAGATTCAGATTTTCTCCGCTGTCTTTGTAATCTCTGGCTGTCGGTGTCGGTAGCATCGGATTGTCTCTCACCGCTTGATTCAGCGTGTACTGTGCGTGATGCCCACTCGGTCTGTTCTTTGTCCAGTTCGGTTGCGTTCCCCTCGCTCCCATGTTCGCATCTGGTGTGGGCCATAGTGACATTGCTTTTTCGCTTACTTGTTCCCTCAGATTGCTCGGTCTTCTTCTGCCCTTGCGATGCCCCTCTGCCATTTTCCTCATACTCTCCTCCGACCTGTGAGGAAGATAATCCATCGTGTTGGGAGTTGCCCACATTGTTGGCTCTCTCCAGCCGCTGTTCATGCTTGGTGCCATCTGGTTTGCTTTTGCAGTTGGAGTGTGCAATAATCCAGATTCTATCTCTTCGATGGGGTGCGTTTTTACTTGCAGCTGGAAGTACAATCGGTTGTACGGAGTAACCTTCGCTTTCCAAATCAGTTTGCACCGACTCGAATAAAACACCCCCTTTGATGTTAATAAGACCTGTAACATTCTCTGCAATGACCCATTCTGGTTTGCAACCTTGTATAACTCTAAACATTTCTGGCCAGAGCCAACGATCATCTGCATCTCCTCTTTGGACACCTGCAACGGATACTGGTTGGCAGGGGAATCCTCCGCATACGATGTCCACAATCCCTCGAAACTCATCTGCATTGTCAGCTAACTCCTTAACATCATTTATAATAGGTATGGTGGGCCAATGTTTATGTAATATCTTTTTGCAAAACTCATCCTGTTCACAAAAAGCAACTGTCTCAAAACCACCCACTAATCGTTCTGCTGCATATGAAAACCCGCCAATACCAGAAAATAAATCAAGAATCTTCATGATAATATTCTGTTGCCCAATGAATACGCTGTTGTCTATTTGAATACAAACCCTTACGAGTTCTATCATCTACTTTAATAAATCCTTTTTCAATCAAAGGTCTAAATCGTGGTGATATGCTACCTATCCGCAGTTTAGGCAATACATCATCCACCTGATCCATAGTTGCACCTGATTCCCCAAAGTGCCTGACCGCATTTAAAACTTCTTTCTCAAGTTTCGTTGGGTCAAGTGATATAGCTGCATCCTTGCTTGTTTGGGGGTCACTATTTCTTCTCATTTTGTATGCGTTTTGATTTTCCATGTTCATTGTCCTCTCTGTTAGTTGATGCGTTGACAATAATACATGGTTGACAATATGTCAATAGTGTGAGATTGTATGATACGGAAGGAGAAAACAATGACTGAATATCGTAAACCATTTGGCAGTAGAGCCATGCACAACTCAGCAAGTGGTGGGACACAACCACTCGATGAATACTTTTTAAAACTGTATTGTGACCATCATATGCAACTACCGTTTCCATCGTCAGCTAAAATGACCGCAGGAAACGCAGTGCAGAGACTCGTTGATTTATCTTTGGGTCTTACGTTTGATAAGAAAGAACCCATAGAGTTTGAAGAAGCACAACGAATCGTAGAGCGTGAGTATAGTTTCTACAAACCCCGCACCTTTGATGATGGGAAAGATGCAGAGGAACACCAAGAGATACGCCAACATATACACTCAACCGCAGTACAGGCAGACAAAGGGTTGAAAGAATACTTTGGCAAACAAAAGTTTACAGGCGAGAAAAAAGAGTTTTTTGATGTGGATACCATTGATGTACCAACCATGTATCTAATTGACTATCGCTCAAAGAAAAAAATGATTGACTTAAAAACGAGTTGGTCTATTCGCAATCCCATGAAAAAGGATGGCACTCGAACCTGGCGCATACCTAAACCATCAAAAGAGCCAAGCCTAGGTCAAGTTTGTCAGCAAGCAGTATATTGGAAAGCAACAGGCTTAACACCAGCCTTGTTATTTTGCACCGCAGATGGGTATGAGATAGCCACACCAGAGACTACCGATAAACTATCAAACGAAAGTCTGGAGCATCATTACAATGTGGTGAAACAACGATGGCTTGTCATACAAAACATCATGAAAAAATCAAAGACCTTTGATGAAGCATTGCAGTTTGTATCGCCTGATTTAGAACGCATCAAAAGCTATCAGGGGAATGACTTTTTAAAAATAGCTAAAGTAATATGGAGAATCTGATGAATGAAGAATTACAACAACAAATAGATGTTATGGATATAAAACTATCTAAAATGGCAAAAGAGATGGACGATTTAGCTGAAAACCTTCAGGCATTTCTTACGCTATTTAACGAAAACAACAGATTAATGAGAGAACAAAATGAAGAAAAGACAGATACCACAACATCTTAAAGACCTGATTGATAAGGTTGGCATGACTATCTCAGAGGCTACTTGGGATTGTCATGGTACACCTGTTATCTATCATGATGCCCTTGAACGTATTGCAAGTCATATCGGCATTGAGTTTCAAGAACCGCATATTATCAAAGATAATGTTGAAGAAGGTTTTGTTGCTATGTGTGTAACAGGTACGGACGGAGATAAAACAGAATGGTCTATCGGTGAAGCAAGTCCTTATAATTCAAAGAATAGCTATCCGTTTGCCATGTCAGAGAAACGCGCAAAAGACAGGGTCATACTGAAACTTATCGGTGCATCTGGATTTGTATATTCAGAAGAAGAAGCAGAAAGTTTTAAAAATCCTAATCGTCATGTTGAACAAAAGCAAGAAGTCAAACAAGAAGAACCACCACCGTTTGAGCCTGACCCAAACTCTGTATCAATCTTGGAACAAGATTTAACAGATGACCAAATGCGTGATTTAAGTAGAGATGAATATCTCATGTTACAAATACCACCGCAGATTAGTAAATTAATTGATGCACAAGATGCAAATACTTGGCTCAATAAAAACAGTAAGTTATTGGAAACAATTAAACAAAACTATTCAGCAGATTATAAAATTATAAGTACCTTATTTAACAAAAAGCTAGATGATTTAGAAGGAGTAAATAATGGCTAAACAATATGAAGTAATACTGGAGCAAACATTGTTTGAATCAGATGGGCCACCAAACTATCCTGTGTGTTCAGCAACAACTTTACTTGGTGAATGGAATAGTACCACTAAAACAGTAGACTCAAAAAAGATTGTCTTTGAAGAAGGTTTTCAATATTCTATTCAGGTATATGAATCAAAGTATCGCACCGCAAAAGATACCAAGAAGTATAACTTGCGTATATCTAAAGTGATAGATGATGGTCAAGAGATGCCAATCAAACCAGCGATACGAAGGTTGTAAAGAATTTTCTAATATGTTTATCCTGAATAAGGTTTAAAATCATATTGGAAAGGGAACAGTTTCAGACCTATCACATTTTAGAGAGACACTGTTCCCAACTAAAAAACCCTGTGTAGGAAACAATTAAAACCTACACAGGGAGTCTTAATGGGAGGAAAGTCATGATAAAAACTTCGCCAGATAAATCATACGATGAAAATTTACAAAAAGAAATAGAAAAATTAACACCACAAGAATTTAAAAAACTACGCAAGCAATCACTAGATGAGCTAATTAACTTTCAACCACCCAAACCTACACGTCAGACAAGAGCAAAAACAAGATCTAAAGTAGCAAGAAATGTAAGCGGTTGGCGCAGAGGATTGTTTTCATGACAGAACAAAACAACAATAAAAACAAAGCAGTAGTTTGTGTTCCTGTAAATAATAACATTGTTTGCTATATGTATGAAGACCCTATAGCAAGAAAAATAAAAGAAGATATTGAGTGGGAAAAAAAGAAACAGGATAGATGGAAGAGACGAGAAGAACAGAGAAAAAAACAAAAATTAAAAGCAAAAGAAGACAGAAAAATACGTTTACGAAGAAAATGCCTTATAGATAAATACAAAGTCAAAAAAGGATGCTGTATGTGTGGATTTAACGCATCACATACTGCACTATCCTTTGTTGTTGATAAAGGAATACAAAAAAGAAAACTTACTGTTTCAAAAAAATTAAAACATATAAAAGAATATTTTAATTATTTAAAACAAGGAAAAGTAACTTGTAGAAATTGTATTGCTATATCTACTTCTATTGAAATAAAACCTACATATTTTTCTTTTTAGGTTTCTTTCCAGCTTTTTTCATAGCCATTGCAGTTGCAGCTTGCTTTTTCATCGCTGGTGATTTCTTTGGTCTACCTCTCATAGAACCATATGTCCCTTTACCCATAGGCATATTAGTCTCCTTTTTTCTTTTTAGATTTATTGCGTTTGCTAATTGCTCTAGCTTTTGCTCTAGCATCAGCTTTACTACTTGCACCCCACGCACGAAGGCTAAGTAGTAATCTCGTAGGTTTTCCCTTACTGTCACGTTCTGGCCCTTTCATATTGCCCATTCTTGCTAAAAAACTAGCTCGTCTTGGATTGTCTCCTGATTTTACAGGACGTTTTAAATTAGCTCCTGTAGTGCGCTTGAAGTGCGCTCTACCAGCCGCATTCAATCCACCTTTAGGATTCTGAAACCGTTTGGCTACCATCGACCTGTCTCATTCTTTCAACTAAACGCCTTGCCCTATTTGGTACTTGTGTGTACCACTTTGAATCTACCATTTCATCCGCAGCACCAGTCCAATCTCGTGCATCTACATTTGCTTTCATGCCCTTGAACTTAGATAGTCTTGGATAGCCTAAATTAAACATCATGTTTGCTATAATTAACTGTACTTCTTCTGGCAACTCCTTGAAGTCTTTGTATAGTCTGTGACAGTCCTCTATCGTAACAGTAATATCTAAATTAAAAGCAGACTGCACACGACTCTGTTCAATCACTGTGCCTACTTCCATGTTGCACTCTGGATCATCTTTGGTAATCAAATGCCCAATGCCAAATGTAGGTAACCCCAGATGGTCGAGATATATTTCGTATTTACAGCCCTCGTCTTCGGCTAACTGCTCTCGCAGTTTATCCACGTCCATTTTTCTTTTTGCCTTTTCTAAGTTTTTTGAAATCAGCACCTGTAATTTTATCTCTTGGCGATGCTACTCTGGCTATCTTCATTTGTTTTGGTGAAAGTTTTTTACCTGGCATTTTTCTTTGCTTTCTTCGCTACAGTTTTAGGTTTGGGTTGTGGTTTTACAGACAGCTCTTCTACTCTAAATATACGTTTGCTTGTTGTACTATGTGTTTTTTCTGTAAAGACACTGCCATCTTCTGTTTCATGTGTATCACCTGTATATGGCGCACCATTCTTATAATAATACGTCATTACTTTTTACCTTTCTTTTTCAACAAAGATTGTAATGTTTTGGCTTGACCAGCGTGTGAACGTGATGCTTTACGCAAGCCTGACGCTACCTTTTTGACCTTTGCTTTTTGCTGTTTCGTCATCATTTCTTTTTCGCCTTTTTCTTTTTACCACCTCTAATTAAATCGGCATCTGCTTTTCGTGCGCCACCTTTACCTGTTGCAAATGACCGTACTCTACCAGCCGCCCACTGATGTGCTGATACTTTGGGTCTACTACCAGCAGAATAATATGCACCTAGCCCTCTTTGATATACCTTGCCTAATGTTGCTTTTGATATACCAGATGACTTAGAATACTTTGCTACAACGGCTGCTTTGCTCATCCTTTGCTCCTAATCTTGCTAATTCTATCCATCATCGCTGGTGTCAGTTTACCTTGTCGATATAACTTAGCAGTACGTTTTATCTCTGCTTCTCGTGCCTTTGGGTTCTTTGCACCTCGTACATACTTCTTTGGTACACCACCTTTTGTCTTTGAAACTTTGGGGAACTTTCTCATTCTTTTGGCTTTCTTTTTATTGATTCAGCTAACCCACCGCCAAAGTAAAATCCAATTATCAACAACATTATCTCACCAATATAAAAATCATCAAGAATGCCTCTTATTAAAAATGTATTGCCATATCCTAACAAAGTCATTCCTAATACAAGGAAGAAAGATAAAAGAAATGTACCGCCAAACATCAAAGCAAGGTATCTCTGTGCAATTTTAAATGGAGCATAACTCTTCATAAGCTCTACTTTAGCAGCAGTCTTGGCTTCTATCATTTCGGTTTCAGATGTATGCATAGAGTCAATTAAATCCATGCCTTTTGCCAAGACTTTATCCGAACCTAATATTTTACCTACAATAGATAGCATTACTTTTTACTCATCCATGCGGAAACACCCATGTATGCTCCTACGATACCACCGCCTGTTATATATAGCAAGTTTGACAGGTCAGTCAGCAGTTTGATGCGTGTATCTGGAATGAACGGTGCAAACATCAACAGGGTATAGATTGCCATAAAACATAATACGGCTGTTGCCATGCGCCTTTGTGCAGTAAGTTTACGAAGTTGTGCATTTTCTTTTTTGTCCTGCATCTCCATTTCATGCAAACGCATTTCATCATCATCAACAATGCCATCACCATCGGCATCTAAATAACTGTATTTGCTATCTTTTTCTAACTTCTTCTGTATCATATAGAACCTCTATTATACCAAAGATAAAACACAAACATAAAAAAACCAACCACTGTAATTACAAGTAAGAAAATACTGATTACTTCTATAAAATGTTTTCTGGCTTCTCTTTGTGCATACAGTGTTTCTTTACGTTGCTTGCGGATATCAGCTTCCATTCGTATTAGTTCTTGCCATGCATTTGGCCCACACATACTGCTAATGAGTTTTCTGAGTTCATCTCTCTGATTTTGCAGTTGTTTCTTTTGTGTAAACAGTTCCATCGCTTCCTGTTCTACAGTTTTTCCTGCAAATAGTTTTTTAAATATCGGTGGATTTTTAGCTTCGTGGTGCGCTCTATCTATATCAGATACAGCACTCATCCATCGTGATAAGTCCTTGCCCATAGACTCAATGTCCCTGCCTATGGAAACACCTTTTTTAAGTGCATTGAAAGCAGTACCAGCTATCGCTATTGCACTTACTGGATCAACCATTACACTATCAGCGTAACAACCGTTACGGCTGCTCCTACAACAGCGATTGTTGATACCATCGTTAATCCCTCTAATCGCCACATACGTTTATTCATGTCCTCTAGTTTTTCAACCAAACCTTTGTAACGCTCTTCGCAAATCATTTCATGTGCTGTTAATTTATCCATCAAGCACCCCTAAAAACATAAATCCATTTAGTCTCACTCTCTGCATCCATCCCTGTAAACAAAGTTCCTTGGTCATCTGCGGTCATCGTTTTAAAACTGCAAACAACTCTAAACTCATTACCAGCATCAAGTGGTGCATCTGATATTTCTGTAAAACCAGAGGGTATAACTTTAGTAGGCAGATCATTGCTTGCATTATTAAAACCATAATCCACCAACAAAATAACATCTCCAGCAGCAGTTGTTCCAGCTACAACAGTATCGCTATCAGCAGAACCATCTGCACCATCGGCAGGAATAGTAAAAGTTACAGAATTTTTTGCTTTTAAAAGACGTAGAGTTAATGTGCTTGCCCCTGTAGCTTTTATAAAAAAACTAGTAAGGGTCTGGGCAAATCCCTCGTCTGTTGTATCAACGGTAAATGTTGTAGCATTTGAAACACCTCGTCCGTCATTCCCAATAAATATACCAACACGACCAGCATCATTAGAACTTTGCCCTGTTTTATAATCTGTTCTTGTAAAATTACTTTGATTTACAAATGTTGCATCTTCAGCAGAAGTATCATCTCGGTTGGTTTTTACACCTACAACAATAATTGGATTATCATCGCTGGTATCTGCATTTGATGGTAGCGTGACTGTTTGAGCTGCAATATCACCTTGTTCAGCATTTGTATTTACACTGCCAACAGTGTAAGTAATAGTGTCATCAAACTTATGACCAGATGCCATGATGCCTAAAGGAATACCATTCATTAGCTTGCTGCCAAGTCACCAACGAGTTGCCATGTATCCGTAGCAATTTTGATGCAACTTGCTCCTGAGTGTTGTGCGCGAAACTTTAAAGTAGGTGTTGAATTTACAGTTACACCAGTGCCACCAGCTACTGTTACTTGCCCTGCACCTATCTGGATAAAATCTAGTTTTGTGCCAACAGGATAAGCCACACTACTGTTCGGTGGTATTGTAAGGGTAATAGCAGAGCCGTTAGATAGTGTGACAAGCTTACCACCATCAGCTAATACAGTGGTATATGTTGTGCCTGTCTGTGCGTTAATGGCTTGATAGGCTTGCTCTTGTAATGCAACAGTACCAGTTAAATCAGGTAAGGTAATGGTTCTATCGGCTGTAGGGTCGGTAACAGTGAGGGTAAGTTCATGGTCATTAGATGTCGCACCTTCGAAAACTAAATCTATTCCTGTACTAAGTTGAACATCTGCATTTTGAAAAACAGTTTTCTGTCCTCCTGCAATAGTTAATCTTTGCGACTCAGAGCCATTAGAAATAACTTTAAAATCAAGTCTACCATCTTCAGTTCCATCTGTTACATCAATGGCATCTACGTTTATCTTTGCATAAACAGTTTTATTTCCTGCACTATCCTCTCCGCTAAAATCTATGTGACCAAGAACATCATTATCGGCTGGACTAGAACTGTTGCGGTATAGGTCTAGTGTGGGGTTTTCGGTAGCACCAGAATCCGTTGATGTTAAAGTTAAATCACCTGTGATTGAACCATCGCCTGTACCACTAAAACCATTAATTACAGGAGTAGTAAGAGTTTTGTTTGTAAGTGTATCTGTAGAACTAGTAGAAATAGCTCCTATGTCTGATAACAATTCAGCAGCAGAACGTCCTTCAATGGATGTTCCATCTACTTTTAGAAAATCATTATCTGCTACACCACTTGTAAACTTAGGAATATTTGTATTGGATATGCCTGTATCTAACGTAGCAGCCGTTCCAAGACCCAGTGATGTTCTAACCGTAGCACCAGTTTCAAGCACAAAGTTAGACCCATCTCCTACAATAAATCCACCATCTGTAACCGCCAAACCAGCCACATCTTGTAGTTGTGCATCAAGTCTTGCGTTTGCTACTGTGCCTGATAGTTGCGATGCATCGATTGTTTTGTTGGTTAAGGTTGTTGTACTATCAGCAGTAATGACCCCTAAGTCACTTACCACCTCTGATGCACTTCTACCCTCAATTACACTACCATCTACTTTCAAAAAGTCATTGTCAGCAACACCTGATGTAAACTTTGGTATGTTATTGTTTCCAATACCGACATTCAGTGTTGCCACTGTTCCAAGACCTGAGAAGTTACTTGCATCAAGATAATAACTGCCTTGTTGACCATCGAGTAAATCTGCATCCAATCCTGATGATGCACCATCTACTGTCTTAATAGCACTTAATATTTCAGATGCTGTCTGGTCTGTTGTGGCACTTGCTTCAATACCATCTAGCTTTGCCTTGTCACTACTAGACATCAATCCATTTGCTGATGATGTGGCAACATCTGTCAGACTACTATCTGCTTCTGGCACACCACTGCTTGAGTTGAATTTCAACACACCACCCTTTAGGTCTATGTTATGTGGCAATGCACCAGATGTGGTGTCGGATTCTGGTCTTAGTAAGGCTCTGTCTAATCGTCTTCCTATCTGCTGTATTTGCAAAGCCATGCGGTCAAGTGCATTCTCGTGTGTTTCTGCTGGAAATGGGTCATTGGTTCTGTAATCGGTAGGCTGCGTAAATTCCATATTACGCATCAAAAATACAGTTTCACTTGCCGTAGGAGCAGTCACAAAGGTTACTGTACCACCATTTACATTACCAGTGCCAGTTACAGCATAATTTGTGCTACCTGTTCCGATAGCTCGTACCGACTCTACACCTGTAGCCGTTGTAACAACAATAACTTTAATGTCTGTTGTTTCTAATATCTCAAAGGTAAAACTGAACGCAGTAGTTGTACCATCGCCTGTATATGTATTTGTCGTTGTCGTTGTTGTAACTGTCATTATGAGTACTCATATATTATTATTATACCACCAGTGCCATCACCGCCTGGAAAACTACCGCCACTTACAGCACCTCGTGTCGCTGCCCCACCCCCACCAGCAC